GGAATTATCTACTGCCCATACATCCCAATCATGGTGCAACGCACAATCGGACCGAATGATTTCGCTCCTCGCGTTGGACTCATGACCCGTTATGGAATCGTAAATAACATCTTTGGTGCTAATCTTTATTACCACCTTATCATTGTTAAAGGTCTTGGAACCGCGTTTACGCCCGGAGCAATTTCAACATATTTATAATTTATTATAAGCTGTTGAAGCTCAAGTAGTTACAACCAAAAAATCTGAAACCCAAGGTGCCGAAGACCCTTGGGTTTCCTCGTTTTTATACATCACATCCTCGAACTTCATTTAAAATATATAATTCAGTCTTGGCTGGAAATGGGTGGTTTGTCATAGAAGTTCTACGTTTAAAAATAAACTTACCCTCTTTTCTAGCAACCACGAAAATATTATATTCTGTTTTATAAGTTTTCATAAAATCTGTGATGGTTTTTGTTTCAATTATTTCAGAACCATCTGGATACAATATTTTATATGTAGTTATTTTTTGACTATGTTTTATCAAATCGTGGTGTCGAGCTATTTCTTTTTGGGTTGGTCCTTGTTCTTCTCGTCGTTTTTTTAAAGATTCGATTCTTTTTTGATTTCCTTTGATATATACTCTATCATAATAATCCTTATCGTTTTCCATTCTATATTTTTTACTCTCGCTGGCTTTTATATGCCCACTTTTTTGTTTTTCAGATAGTCCGTTAGAATATTGTTTTTTCTTCCCCTCGCTGATTTTTCTAAATACTTCCTGTTTTTCTTCTTCGTTCATATAATAAACAAAATATCCGCCACATCCACCTTTCTGAATATTATAACATCTATTACCGAAAATATGTTTAAGTAGTCGAATCATTCGTATTTCAAGACGATCTAAATCTTCAGATGATTTAATTTTTAATCTTAACCAGCGGATACTGAAATTCTCTTTACCATACTTTTCAAAAGCTTTTTTTAGTGCGTAACCAGACCCCATATATTTTGTGTCTGGATTCCAGTAGTGCTTACCACCATAAACTTTCCCATTAATTAGATTTCTTACTATGTATAATCTCTTCTCTTTGTTGTCATTATTCATATTAGTATTTAGTCTCTAGCAGGATAAATACACACAGAAACCGGAGTTATATTCAGTTTAATAAAATTCATCCCAAATCACTAAATAATACTATGAGCCTATACACGTTCCAAACTGTCCTCCTTTCCGCCCAAAAAACCGGAACCCCAAACCTTACCAACACCTCCCTATCCGCCACGGGTGTCACCTATCTTTCGGGTGACAATGTTGTCGTGACTTCTCGCCAAGTCGGTGTCGTTTCCCTTTCAACCACTGATGTAGGACTTGCTTTCTCTCCCGTGGATTTCTCCTTGGGAACCACCGTTAATACAGCATCCTCATTCTCCCTTGCAAATTTCCCAAGCGTCACAGTGAATGTTCTGGGATCGGTATTCAATATTCCCGCTTCCCTTCACCTTACCACAATGGCAGTGGTCAATACGGATAATTCCTATTCCGTTTTCCCGTTCCTTAGCTCTGTTACAACCGTTCCCGTGTCAGCGTTCTCAGAGGAATTCACGGTATCCACGCCTGATACCCGCCGCAAGAGATTGCTTGGATACTAAAAAACGGACGCTTTCCGTCTGATTTTGCATATTTTAGCACAAGCTTGACATCCTTTCTTGGAATGTTAAAATACTCTTATGAGTAATTGTTACGTTAATCCAATTGGTGGTTTGGGAAACCAACTATTCATTATTGCTGCGGGATACGCATATGCCAAGAAGCACGACAAGAATCTGATCATCGTTCCCGATAATTGGAACGCTGGACAGGGTAATCATGTGCTATCCTATAAAGACACGATCTTTCGCAATTTTGAATATGGTTCCTTACCAGTTACAAGAGATGTAATTCGTGTGCATGAGCGAAGATTCAATTATGATGAATTGCCTTTTGCTCATGGGAGTGTTTCCCTTCATGGATATTTTCAATCCCTGAAATACTTTGAGGATGTTAAGGATGAATTTATATCGTTATTGGATTTAGGAGATAGTAATCCACCTCCCAGTATTTATCCCATAACCAGAGTGGCATTTCATGTAAGAAGAGGTGATTATTTGAAATATCCAAATATTCATTATGTGTGCAACACCGAATATTTTGATTACTTTTTCAATATCTTTGCTCCCGAAATGATGAAGGGGACTAAAATTTATATGTTTACGGATTCTCCTGAACACGTTAAAAAAGAATTCAACTTATTTAATTACACCTTGGTAGAAACCGATTCTGATGTGAGAGAGCTTGACATGATGAGTAAATGTGATATTATAGTGGGAAGCAATTCCACGTTCTCTTGGTGGGCATCCTTGATTGGGGGAAAGACTTGTTATTTTCCATCCAAATGGTTTGCTGATGGTAGAGAACATGGAGACATTTACAGAGAGGATATGATACTACGCGATGTTTGAAATTAATAAAATATATAATGAAAATTGTCTGGATACTATGGATAGGATGCCAGAAGAATCTGTCGATTTGACTGTTACCAGTCCTCCATATGATGATTTGAGAACTTATAATGGCTATTCTTTTGACTTTGAAAACGTAGCCAAAGGTCTTTACAGAATCACCAAAAAAGGGGGAGTCGTTGTTTGGGTAGTTGGTGATCAGACGAAAAATGGAGATAAATCTGGAACGAGTTTTCGTCAAGCTCTTTATTTCAAAGAAATTGGTTTCAAATTACATGATGTTATCATTTATGAAAAGAGCGGAGTCTCACCAGTGAGAAATAGATATTATCCCGCATTTGAATATATGTTTGTCTTATCTAAAGATAAAGTCAAAACATTCAATCCTATTTGTGATAGACCAAATAAATGGAGAGAACGTTGGGGTAAGACTCGTCAACGCAGACAAGCTGATGGGACTATGGGTGAGAAATATGAGAGTAAGATTGCTCCTGAATTTGGTATCAGGCGTAACATTTGGAAATATACTCAAGGAGGTGGTTATGGGTCGGATGATAAAATTGCATACAAACATCCTGCAATCTTTCCCGAAAAATTAGCAGAAGACCACATTTTAAGCTGGTCAAATGAAGGTGATTTGGTATATGATCCGTTTATGGGAAGTGGTACTACTGCTAAAATGGCTATAAAAAATAATAGAAATTTTGTGGGTAGTGAGATCAGTGAGGAATATCTAAACATCATCAATAATCGCTTATGTTTAACACCATAAATCATATTATTTTTGATAAGAAAGGAGAGATGACCAACGAACTGTTGGAAGAGTTCTCCCCCTACATGGTGACTCGCTATCTGAGTTTCTATGATAAAGATTTGTTGAATTACGCCAATGAGACGGTAAATAAATATAGTTCAATTTTTGAGACTGAGGAAGAGAGGTTTCAATTCTTTGAGAATGTAATACCCAAGCTCAAACGAAAAAGAATTGATTATATATCTAAACAAAAATATTATAAAAATGATTAACGATTTTTTTGAAAAAATATATTGTATAAATTTGGATAGACGACCCGATAGATGGGAGAGAGCATCCAGACATTTTGCAGATGTTGGAATAATAGCCGAACGGTTTTCGGCTATTGATGGATCTATCATAGATAATCCGAGTGAACTTAAAAATAACGAAGCTTATGGGTGTGCATTATCTCATAGAGATATAATAACAAAATGTAAATTAGATAATGTGAGAAATGTTTTAATACTTGAAGATGATGTCGTTTTTAGACAAAATTTTCAAGATCATGTAAAAGAAAATCTTGAAAATTTAACATCTTGGGATATGATATATTTTGGAGGTCAGCACAAAGGTAAGCCGTTGTATTTGTCGGATGGACTATTCAAACTTAGAAAATGTTTAGCCACTCACGCTTATGCAGTTTCTTGTAATTTTTACGATGAATATCTAAAAATAACTTCTAACATGAGAAGACCCGTAGATGTAAATTTAGCAGAAAGTCAATTATCACATGATTGTTATGTCCTCACCATGAAAGATGAAAATTATACTTGTATGACATATCAAGAAATTGGATATAGTGACATTGAAAAAAGAAATACATGTTATCACAGATTTTTTCAACATTTAAAAAATTATCATGACAAATAAAATATTATATATAGGAAGTGGAATGTCCGCAACCCAAGCGTTGGAACCGCAATATGATGACTGTATCAAGGTTGCTGCTAACAATGCGTGGAGACTATTTGAAAATAGTAAATTTGATGTCTGGATACATAGCGGAGATTTTCCAAGGGAAAGGTTTCCGAAAATAAAAAATTATGATTTGGAAATAGGGTATGCACAATATAGTAAATCTGCCGAAGCTGCTATGAAACGGTTTGAGTGGGTATCTAAATCTCCACAGCATTACGCGGGTTACACGATATTTTTCATGGGATTGTATTATATTTTAATGGAAATGAATCCCGATAAAATAGGATTGCTGGGATTTGATCATGATTATAATCCAGAAAAAACCGAAAAGTGGAACAACGATAATCGCCCAAATATTCAAAATCGGTTTAATGATAAAACGGAATCAACCATTGAAGAATGGTCAAATAATTATTTTGAAAATATGCAAAAAGATTTTTTTTACGGACATGGAACTCCCGATCCATTAAGACTCGGCAAAAAACATTTACTGGAAAAATTTGAAACCGCTAAAAACAGTGCCAAGGAATTGGGGGTTGAAATTGTGAATTGTTCTGGCGTGTTTAGTGACATAAACACCTTTCCACATAGCGAATTATGATATTAAATATCAGCACATTGGTCGTAGGTGAAAAGTATAGGAATTATTGTGATTTTTTATTATATTCTTTAAACCGACAAAATACTGGAAAAATTAAGGTTTGTATAACACATGATGGGGAATATTTAATACGTGATTTAGAATATCCAAATCTTCAAATAATAAAGAATGTTTTGAATTCGTCTTATAAAGAACACATGTCAAGTCAAAGCCATTTTCCATATTTTTTAAAAAACGAAGCGATAAAATTTGCTATAAATAATCACTCCGATGACGATGTATTACTACATTTGGATTGTGATTCAGTATTTCACGGTGATCCTTATCAATTTATAGTCGAAATTTTAAACACATATAAACTCAAAAATAATTTATATGTGTTTAAAAATAATAGGTTTAAAACTAGATCAAACGTAATACCCAATAAAAAAGAATCGATTTTATATTGTAATGAATATGATTGTAATTTGGGTGAATTTATAATCCACCAAAATCCAAAATGTTGTATTTGGTTTATGGAAGGATTTATTTTATTCAATCTCGATAAAGACAACATTTTAAAATTTTCAAAAAAATGGGATGATGCTATTGAAATTATCCATAAAAATAGTCTATCATTTAGACCGGATCGTGATGAGATTGTTTATTCATGTTTAAATAATAACATTGATATGGGAATAGTGGAGATAAAAGTTAAAGATAAATATTTTGGATTTTTATATAAACATAAGTTTGATAGAATTTGGGAAGATAGTAAAGAATTTTCTAAAATATTTAAATTGTATTATAATTTAAATTCTTGACAAATAAAAATAATATCTAAATATTCCCATGACAGTATCCATTGATAAGTTAGCTCCTCAAAAATCCCACATTGATCTAAACGATCCCAACCTTCCCACTGACTTCGGAATGGATGACTATATCCTTTCCCGTCTGATGGATGATGTTATGCTCGTGGAATATTGCGACCTTGCCCAAGGAA